ATACGCGGCACCGAAGCCAGAGTCATGAGTGGCATTGCACTGCAAACAGAATTTGAATTGTTGAATGCACGTCTGGCTGAAAAGGCCGACAACCTGGAACTGGCAGAAGAACAGTTGTGGCAAATCTTTGCTGTGTATCAAGGACAGGTCTGGACCGGACACATTGAGTATCCTGGCAGTTTCAACATACGCGACACTGAAAATGAAATTGCACAACTCAAGATGGCCCGAGAAACTGCCACAGATGTGGGTGTCTACAAGGTGATTGACTACAAGTTGTTGGAGTATTTGGGCGTGGACAATCCTGCCAAATACCTGACCAATGAGGATGGCCTGCCTGCTGCCTATGTGCCGGCCACCACACCAGGTGTGCCTGCTGGAGAGAACTGTGCCAACTGTGAATACTTTGATGCCATCACCTATAATTGCAGCAAGTGGGATGAATCAGTAAGTCCTGTGTATTGGTGCAGAGCCTGGGAAGGCCGCATTGAAGATGCTATAGAAGAAGCCAGCGAGGAATCATAATGCCAGTCAAAAGAGTTCAAGGACCCAACGGCCGCACAGGTTATCGTTGGGGCACAACAGGCAAGATTTATACCGGTCCTGACGCTAGAGAACGAGCCGCAGCGCAAGGTCGTGCAGCCCGTCGGTCGGGTTATAGACCACCCGCAGGTGAATCACTGTAATGGCCACATACCGTGCCACTCAACAGATGGCTGCTGCCGCACGTCGTGGTCTGGACATGAGGTCACGACAAACACCCAGTCGACAAGGTGGCACAGCAGTGGGCTTGGCACGTGCAAGACAGTTTGCTGGTCGTGATCCTGTGAGTCTAGACACAGTGCGCAGGACCTACAGTTTTCTCAGCAGGGCACGGACCTATTATGATCCAGGCACTGAATCACCTGGCACACAGGCCTATCTACTGTGGGGTGGTCCCGCAGGACTGGTCTGGGCTCGCAGCATATTAAGACAACTAGGAGAGATAGAATGACAAGACCATTACCCACAAGAGGTTCCAGGACTGAAAAGAACCGCAAGCGTCCACCACCACGACCAAGGAGCCTGTCATGAAGAAAAAGAAGCCAGGACCAGGTCCAAAACCACGCTATTAACACAGCGTCTATAAATAAAGCATTACTCTAAAGGGAGGCGAGAGAAACGATGAACTCATTACAAACATCGGCAACACCAGAGGCAACTGATGCCGCAGCAACCGCTGACAATCAGGCAACTGCAAGCAAGACCTACAGTCAACAGGAAGTAGATGACATGATGGCCCGTATGAAGGGCAGTCTGCAAAAAAAGTTATTGAAACCCTATGAAGACCTGGGCGATCCAGAAGAACTGCGCACACTGCGTTCCGAGGCTGAAAAGCGTCAACAAGAACAGCAGATCAAGCGTGGCGAATTTGAGAAAACTCTGCAAGAACTTGCTGCCAAGAAGGATTTTGAAATCCAAAAGAGAGATGCACTGATCAAAGAATACAAAGTCAACACTCCGGTGTTGAATGCAGCAGCAAAATACCGTGCGGTCAATCCTGACCAAGTGAGAACATTGTTGCAGCCACAGTTGAGATTGAACGGTGACGGCGAAGTAGAAGTTGTTGACAGTCGTGGTGCTGTGCGTTATAACGACGCAGGTGCACCAATTGGTGTTGATGACATAGTGCGGGAGTTCCTAGATTCGAATCCGCATTTTGTTGGTGCAACACCTGCCACAACAAATTCTAGTAGCATGGTGCGTAGTGGTGGCAGTAATGGCCCACTTGACTTCTCTAAAATGGACATGAAGAATCCTGAAGTCCGTAAACTTTACGCGGAAGCCCGCAAGGCCGGTCGCGTTTGATATCTAACTAACAAGGAATTATTCCATGGCATTTCCAACAGACAATAATACCAGCATCAACAGTGAACTGTTTGCACCGCTGGTAACACAGGCACAATTTGCTGCCTACGAAAACTCAATTGCTCGTCAATTGGTCACTGTGTTCGACGCACCACTTAACACTGGTAAGGTCCTACAAGTTCCCGTGTGGGCTTCAGTCACCGCACAAAACATCACTGATGAAGCAGCAGCAACTATCATTGCTACCAACACCACATCAGCCACCATCACACTCAGCGAACACGTGGTCTACAACCAGATCACTGACATGTTGCGTGATAGTGCCTACATGAATGTCATGAGCCAATTGGGTGACCAAGCAGGCCGTGCCATTGCTGAAAGCATTGACTCACAAGTGTTTGACTTGTTCACCAGTTTCACACAAAGCATTGGTTCAACAGGTGCTGAAATCACAGTTGACTCAATCCTGCAAGCCGCTGCCACTCTGCGCAGCAACAAACTGACAGGTCCTTTCTTTGCTGTGTTGCATCCAAAAGTTTGCTACAACCTCAAGAAACAACTCACATTCTCTAGCCAGACCAACGTGCCTGCACTGAGCAATCTGGGCAACAGTGTGCTGTCAGACTTCTACATCACCACAGTTGGTGGCGTGAGCATTTTTGAATCAGGCTTGTTGGACATCGACACTGACTCAGACTCTATTGGTGCTGTGTTTGCTTCCAGTGCCCTGGGTCACGCCATGCGTGGTAGTATCTCTATGGAAGTCACACGTCAATCACAGAATCGCGCAAGCGATATGACCTTGACTGCTGTTGCCGGCGCTGCTATTTTGCAAGCCAGCCATGGTGTGAAGATCATCGGCGACGCCGCACTGTAATCGGGGGTCAAGATGGCTTTCATTGAATACGGATCAGAAGTCTTGAGTTTTGCCACATCGGCAGATGTAGAGGCTTTGGATGCACGTTTGTTCGAACAAAATGAAGGCCTTTCTGAGGACTATGTTGATGATGCACTAATTCGTAGCACACAACGTATATTGAGCCAGTTAAGAGCCACAGATTGGTGGCAGAGTTATTATCTACAAATGAATACATCGGGCAATGCCATCAACAATGTTGCTGACATTCCCCCGTTGAATGCTTCAAGGATTCTTGATCGTCGAGCAGACTTTACAGAACTCTGTTGCTACTATGCATTGTATGATTATATTCTGCCTTACATTGCCAACTTTGGTGACGAAGACACTGCTGAACGCAAGAAGATGGGTTACTACCAACAGAAATATATGGCTCTGTTTGGTGAACTTATCACTGCTGGCGATTGGTATGACTTCGATGGTGCTGGCACAGTGACCGCGGCTGAAAAAATGCCCGGCATTTACAATCTACGGAGAGTGCGATGAGAACAGAAATTCTTGCTTATTTGAATGCAAACAAAGTTGCTGGTTTCAATACCAGTGCTGAACTGCCTTGGGACAGTAATGGCACGCCTTTGTATGTTAAGAATTACAAGAATATCTATGTGGATCAAGACCAAGTCAGTCAGGAACCTCTCATTGACGTGTTGAACGGCACAGGAGTGGTCACACAAACCACCACTGTCAGTGCCTATGTCACCACAGATGCAAAACAAGTTCCCTCAAACCTTGCTGCTCTGATAGCAATGATTTCCGCAGCCCGGCTGACCACAGGTATCTCAGGGGTAACCCAGAGAACCACACAGGTCACTACCAGTCTAGAGAATGATGCACAGATCACACAGTTTGAATTCAGTTTCTCACAACTGATAGTAAATTAAAAGAAAAGGATAAAGCAAATGGCTTATATTAATCCAAGTCCAGGCGTTAGCGGCAAGCAGGTCACATTAACACTTTTTGTGGACGGCGTTGTCGCAGACACTGGCATGAGTCTCCCCGCACTACAAGACGTCACAGTAAACAACTCAAACGATGTGTTTACCTGGACACAATTGGACAGCGGCAGTAAGAAAAACGTGGCCACAACTGCAACAAACAGTTTGGACATGAACATTGTGTTGGACGAATTAACGTTCTTCGGCAATGCAGCAGCAACCGCAAACACTGCGGCCAAGTTGGGCGTGTTCAACTTGAGCAAAAACAAATCCTATTGTGATTTCAGTTTGTTCATTGGTGACGGCGTCACAATCTCTGGCCTGGGATATGTAACAGGTTTGGCTCCCACAGTGAGTGCAGACGCACCTGTGTGGGTCACACCTATCACTATCACAGTTGACGGCGACTACACTGTGACCAGTTCTTAATCAGAATTGCACAACAAAACAGGGGCTCACAAGGCCCCTTTTTTGTATCACCATAAATATCAGGAGAGATCAATGGATGTGATAGATTCAAAGACCACAAACCAACTGTTGTTGAGTTTGTTGGCAGAAACGGCCAAGGCCACAAACGAACTACGTTGTGCGCAAGCAGACGTGACCAAAGCACAAAGCAGATTGCAATTTTCTGTAGCAGTGTTAAATCAACTGATTGAAAGAACAAAGGATTAAAAGATGAAATTATCAACACTAGCAGCAGCACCACAACTGGTGCAACTAACATTAGACGACGAAGACACTGTGAAAGAATACGGTGAGCCCCTAGAGTTCTACACCTGGGATCGTCAACCACTGGATGTGTTCATGCGCATGGCAGTGGCACAACAACAAGACAGCGGACAGATGCTGGACCTTGTGAGAACCTTGATCCTGGAT